TGTGCCTCGTGCCATTCGTATTGACATTTTGGATAAACTTGGGTCGGGGTCGTAATATGCCTCGTCTATGTAAACGAGTGAGTTTTCTGTTAAACTCAATTTTTCATTATCTAAGAATTGTATGAGCATACGACCATTGGCAGTCTCTGCTTCATCATACATGTTGATGTCTGTACCGACATCTGTTAGAATTCTGTCCTGCTCTCTTTTTACAGATGTAACACCTGTAGATTCAATTACACCGCCAATGGGTTCAGCAGAACTGAACCCACCAGCGAATAGTAAAAAGAAACTAACTATCGCTGTTTGAATCTTTTTGTGTAATCTGAATAATCGCATTGTCACTATTTACATTAAGATTGACATTTGCATTAGGTGTTGCACACCCATTACCAGAAGCTGCACATGTGCCTGATATCTGAGTGATATCAACATCAGCGCTGTCTCCTGTAAAATCAAAATTAAGTGTTTGTGAACCATCTTTCTGCAATGTGTTGATATTAGAACTAGAACCAGTCACATCGAAATTCCATGTGATATCATCTGATTCCCAATCAACATCAAAAACATTACTACTTCCGATGATAACTAAATCCGCATTTAATCTCTCTGCACTTGCAACAGAACCTTGGTCTAAATCGAATGTATTCGAATCGCCGGTCATGTTGAAATTGATATCTGAATCGTCTGAACTACCTGTAGAACCTATGTTCCAGTCAATAGAGTTAGAGTCACCAGTCATCAATAAAGTATAGTTAGATGTATCGGCAACGAGAGGTCCGAATAACAAGTTCTTGTTACCTATCATATCTATGTTGAAATCCAAAGTCACACCAGTAATGGTCATGTTTGAACCAGAACCACTTGAAAAGTTGTTCAATCCCACTTTGTTACCAAAACCAACTTGGTCAACATATAATTTTAGAGTATCACCAACTTGTGTTATCATAATCTCATTATCATCAGTTGCAGCTGCGAAAACGAATGGTGTCGACATTAGTAATAAAATACTTAAAATTTTATTCATTTTCTTCTTCTCCTTTTAATGAGTGTAAATCATTTACACCATCACTATTGTGTGGGTGTCTATGATTTTCCTCGATTTTCCAAAAACCCCTATCATGTCCTTGGTAGATTAATTCCAGTACGGCAGCCTCGATAGCTGTTCGTACTGCATATGTCACTGACTCATTATTACCCACTCCGTCCTCGAACTCTAGCAATTGTGTTCCTTCTTCAATGAATCGGAATACATCGCCGCCTGAACCATAAGAAAGGATAGTCTTTCTTGTTTGGACATTCAATAATACTTCACCTGTTAGAACTGAAACAGCTCTCATACTAACCGTGACAGCATCTTGACGATACTGTCTACTAACTCCAATTCCTAGTGTCCTTGCGCCTCGACCACCAGTTAATAAATTGGAATCATAACCTATTATACCACCCTCTATTATCATACCTGCGAATAGTAAGGGTTGTAAATTTTGAAACTTCTCTTCGCCTTGTTGTTTAGCAAAGTCTTGTCTAGCAGAACGAATAATTTGTCTCTCTCTTACCAAGTTGTCTATGCCAGACCTTTCAACAACTCTGAACCATGTTCCTTTACCTGCCGTTTTAAGTGCATCAATAACCATTTCGGTTGCACCTTGTGTCACAGCAGTAGAGAATGATGCAAGATTATCTTCTGATTTTCTCTGTCCTGTTTTGTCCACAAAGTTATAAACTGCAACAGTAGGTCTATCTTTTGCCTTAGGCAAATTAAGTAGTTCTAAATGTGAAGGAAGATTAACTACAGTAGCATTTTCCACACATATGTAATTTCTAGACCAAGCCTTTGCGACACCTGTGACAACATCTCTGCCGAAACCCTCATCAAATCTTCCTGTCTCATAGGCACAATCTGCTGGGTTGTCTGACCACTTTGGAACAGATGCACATCCAGATAGTAAAATTACGCCGGTAAGTAAATATTTAACCAGTTCCATCTGAGTCTTGTCCAAAGTTTCCTGTTCCAATTGGTATTTCTAAAATTGTTTCTGTTCCATCGGAATCAACAATTGTCATTCGTATAAATTCTGAACCATCTTCGTTAGTTATCACTTCATATGTGACAACATTACCCTCTAAACTGAATGAACCAAATCTAACTGAACCGTCATTCGAAAACATAGACTCAACTAATTGTTTAGCCATTTGTGCATAAATTCGTGATTCTAGATTCCGAATAAATTTGGCCATGGTTGTATTATCTTCTGCCCTTTCAGCTGCCTTTCTAGCAGATTCAAGTGCATCTTCTATTTCTTTTTTTCTTGTGAACTCTTGGTTCTCAACGGTTAGGTAATGTGATGCTGTACCTATTCCACTGAAACTAGGGTTCTTAAATTTGTGTTTTATATCAGCACTTAGAGCGCTCATAAAAAGTATTCCACCGAGTAGTATTAATGTAAGTAGATATTTGTTCATTTTCGTTTCGCCTCTTCTTGTAACCTTTGTACTTTCATATTCTCCTTCATTTCTAAAACTACATCAACTTTCTGTTGTAATCTTATCAAATCTTGGTCTAACATTCTTGTTTGGTCTATTACTTTAATTAATTGAAAATGCATCTTTTCAATTTCGGGTTCTAGTTTTTCGCCTACAAACCACCAAATGTAATATATGAAATAGCCAAGTCCCACTGACATGACTATTGGGAATCCGTAATCAGATATAATTTGAGCGATATCCATCAATCTCTCCTTACATCTAGTTTTTCGTCTTCTATGAAATTTTCTGCTCTAGCGATGCGTTCTATGTCTGGTCTTAATTCCAACGCTGATGAAACTAACAGGTCTATCTTAATCATTTCGTTTGACATGGTTCTTGCACGATTCTCTAGCGAAACACAAAATATTGTTAGAGTTGCTATTGAATCTACTACACCTTCTAGTATCTGTTTGATGACTATAAAGATGAAAAAGCCCATTAACAGACTACCTGCAATTGGGGCACCCACTTCACCTATTAGATTAAAAATCTCTTCCATACTGTTATTTATACAAATAGACTTTCATGTAGGCTAAAAAAAAGGGACTCAGATGAGTCCCTTTAAGTGTCCTTGTGAGGACTTACTTTAATTGCGAGTGTATCTCGTTGATTACAGCTGCTTTAGAACCACTTCTTTTAACTTTCAGTGATTGTTTGTCAGCAAGTTCTAATAGTTGAACCTTAGTTAATGTCTTAAGTTCAGCCTTAGATGTAACACCATTATTGTTTTTATCTGCAACATTAGACTTTACTACTCTTGGTCTTGAAACCGGAGCAGGAGCCGATGAAGTTGTAGTACCACTTTCATCTCTATTGAGATAAGCGTAAACAATAACAAATAACACTACAATTGCAATTGCGTATTCCATAATATACTCCTATTGAAATTATGAGTCTCCAGTATATCGAAGTTTCGCTAATTTGTAAAGGGGGTTTTTATAGAACTTTTTAGTCCTTTGCTTTTCCAACATTTAATGCGACCCAATCAAGTACTTTGTAAGCTTTCTTGACTATGCCATCATCAACTGGTGTAGGTGTAAGAGCTGCAACTAAAGATGCACCCATTACTAACCAAGGTAACACTTGTACCCAAGCAATTATCCATTGAAGAAATTCCAACATATAATACTCCTGTTATTAATTGATTTATAACAAGGGTATTTAGTTTATGTTAGTGCCTATAGAGTATTTTTGTGTGAGTTTCCACTGGTTCTTTTCTTTATAAGGTATAACCTTAATTTGAGAAAGTGGCGCTCTAGGCTCTTCTATTCTCTTCGAGTCAAGTACCTTGACAAGGTTCCATTGTCTTAATAAATCGACAATAGTGTTTCGTCTAGCGACATCTGATTCGTCAAAGTTTGTTTGTTTGCCATCGAGTTTGAATAACTCTTTGAAGTGGACAATGTAATACTTGCCTCTTTTGTGTAGTATATGACATGACTGAAAGAGTTCTTTCTCTTTTCGAGACGCTACACCAATTCTAGATAGTGTTTCTCTTATCTTTAAGAAGTCGTCCTTTTCAGGAAATGTTATTTCTACTAAGTCTTTTACTGATTCTAATAAGTCATCCATTATTCTTTCCACCAATTTTCATACTGTCTTTCAAGTCACGATACTGTTTATCATTTAATAACTCAAGATATTCTTTGGCCCTTTGTGAGGATACGCCGAAGGCCTGCTTCACTGTATCTAACTTCTTACTTTCGAAAGGTTTATGCCATTTAGAAAATCTTTGTCGTTTTCTAAGAGTATTTATGAAAAACAAGTATTGAAGACGGTTATCAGTATCAAACCGTGTATTCATCTCGTTTACTAGAAAGACAGCATCTTGGTGATAAGATAATGCCTTATTGATTAAGAATGGTTGATATGCTTTCTCTTCGATATCATCAACCATGATATCTTTTTTGTCGTAAGAGACCGACTTAACGAAGTCGAATGGATTTCGTTTTGACACTTAAGTGTTTCTATTCATAGAATCAACTAGAGCTTGACCAGTAAGAGCAGTGCCAAACATATGTTTAGTTCCGTCTTGTTGAGTTCTCTCAATTGTGCCGTTGTTGTATTCAACATCGGTAACACACTTGCCTTCTGAAGTATCTTGTGGTCTGTCATCGTACCACATAGAGTTTATTGAATGTGCATGTATGCCCTTAACTTTACTCGACCATTCTTCTGCGGCCAATAATTGTCTTTGAAATTCTACTATATTATTGTGTTCTGTCATCTTTACTTTCCCGCCATATTTTATCGGCATGTCTTTGTAGACTTTTTTCT